TCTATGATGTTTTCGTATTCCCTTGGTACGATATTGTCTATGATCTTAGTCATTCTTAAAGTCACGAAAGATTGTGATCATAACGATGAACCATGCCGCTACACCCACAATCATACCTAGGTAGATACATGTCCATCCAAATGCTTCGTTACTCATTTTACCACTCTCAAAAGGATCGTATCGACATTGATACGACCAGTTGCCTTTGTTTCTGTAGTTTTGATATTCTCCATGACCTTACGGAGATAAATCTTACCACCTTCTAGTAGTGGCTTGATTACTGCTTCTGGCTTACGGAGTTTCTTTGTAACCGAAGTTGTCTCGTCAAATCCTGTAATCGTAGTCCCTCTGACCGAAAGGCCAGAATGACCCACGGCATTATACACAGAAAGATTGCGAGTTTTAACATTGAATGCCCAAAGTTGTTCAGCACCGATGATTCCTTTCGGGTCTACACTAGTGAGTGTATCAGAGGATGCACAGTAGTTCATCTTAGACACTAGAACATGCGCTGGCTTAATCTTCTTCTTGCGTGGCTTACGAACAGCCTGACCAGCAGAGTCAAGTTCAACCATATGGTCGATTATTCGCTTGATGAAAAGCCCCATGATTTTAAGAACCGGCTTACGCCAGCCTTTATACGCTTCCACAAGGTCAGCGTCTTTACCGGTTTGGGCCTCGACGATTTCTTCGTATTGAGGACGGAAGTGTTCTGCAATCCTCTTCGCAATTTGCGGTTTAATTCCCTTCTCAAGGGACCACTTCTTAACGTCAAACTGTATTACTCCTTCTTGGAAGAATACGTCTAACTGTTCTTCCAGTTCACCGATTAGATCGGATGCCTTGTTATTGATACGGTCTTGGATAGATACAACTTTTTGTACCGGTTGCTCCTCCGCATCTGTCTCCTCTTCAACAACATCCTTTGTGAGGTCTCGTATCTTTGCTTCAACCTTGAACCACACATCATCTGGTAAGTTGCTCCCAGAGTGCAGCAGTCGGCAGTTCCACCCAACATTGTTAAGTTCGATGGCTTTGACGGAAGGAGACCTAAGTTTTCTAATAACTGTGCTATCATATTTGATTGACTTTAGGTAGGCGATTGTGAATGACTTGGCGTCATCAGAGGAATAGAAATAGTTGAACCAGTTATAGGCTCTGGCGAGTTCTGATTGTGTAGAGTCCTCGGTCACCGTAGGTTCGGGACCGAGGTACTTTTCGTCTGCAAACTGGGTGCGTTTGACCGTTGCTGACTTCTTCACTTTTTTCTCCTTATCCGAAGAGGTGCCCATAGTCCTTAAACTCGTTGATTACACAAACACCATCTTCTAGGTAGTTATAATTATGCTCTAATTCTTCGGCATAGTCAAGTGCTTCATTGATAGTATGAAACACCGGAGCCTCACCGAAGGTATCCTGGATACGCACTAGATCACCTTCATAACGGAAAGTCTGTTCATTAAACTTACCATAGATGGAGTCGATAGCCTGTGCATAGGTTACACGATACTCAGGTCCCTTTTTACTCTCGGTAAATAGGACATAGATGCCATTATCGGCTGACATTATTCTTCCTCCTCGTCATCGGTAAAGAAGGACGCAACAACTAGGCGAACAAGCCACATAAACATGAAAGGTGCCCAAAGAGGTGCGAGAACCTCAATCCAAGTCCAGTTATCAAGATGGTCAGTTAGTTTTAGACCAATCAACAGAAGGGCTAAGCCATCCATAAAGTTGATAGGCGTCTGTGAAGGACCGACATTGATCACTCGGATATTCTTCATCTGTTCCATCTTATCTGCTCCGATATTCGGTGGTAGATTAATAGGCATCACTTACCCTTCTTTCCTTTGGTACGACGCATCTTGCGCTTTGTAGATCCAACTTTACGACGACCCTTGCGAGGTCTGTTCTTATGAGGCCATGGCATATATTACTCCTTCAATAGTTGTTTCACGGAATCATAACGAAAGGAGCGCCAGCCACCTTCATCGATATCCCATACTGCTTGGACGTTATCATTCAACTGCCGGGTATTCTTAGGCACATTACCGTCATACTCGGATAACATAGCAGGCTCGACCTGCGGAACATATAGATCGGAAAGAGTAGCCCGCATAGTGCGAGTAGTTCCGTCGGTCTTTTCAAAAACGACAGTAACAACACCGTTCTTTAGATCCTCACGCAACGCATACTTATCAATCATCACTTTTCCCCATTTAGCAACTTTTCTAACTCATTATAGCCCCCGATAAACTCTTTGTCAAGTGTTATTATCGGAAAGGTTCTGGCGTTAGGAAACATTTCCAGGATAGTATCTCGGTCAAAGTCCTTGCCTAACTTATAGACAACGTGTTCCTTTGCCTTGAGTTTTAATAGTGTAATAGCCTTGTCACAATATGAACAGGCATCTTTTGAATATACTGTAATCATTATAACCTCACTTAGATTAGAAAGTCTGCGGATGTGGTAAGTGTTCGAACGGCGACAGCGGATTAGGTTTCCGAGGACAGCAAAGTTCTATCAACTCTTGTTTATTAGAATCAAAGTCAAAGATGGTGCGATACTTGTGTTTCTTTTCTATCTTATGTGGTGTTATCATAACACCTAATACCATCAATGTCAAGATAAGATGTTTCATTTCTTCACATGCGACTTTCTTACTCGGACCATGATCCACGAGTTGTAATAACTCTCCGATAGCAGCGCATCCCTATCGAACTGCTCCTTCGCTTCATAATACGACGCTTCGCCTTTGCTCTTACATAGACGGATGACTTCTCTGGTGAACTTCTCCTTACCGAAGATTTCCACGTGGTGTAAAAGTTCTTTATTGCTGCCATAGTAATCTAGCCAATCTGAATCGACCTGCTTCTTTACTCGCTTACCTTTCTTCTTGGTAGTGCGAGTGAATTTGAATAGTTTTTTCCCAATATACTTTCTTCCTGTAGGCACACAGGTGATAACATATACGAAGGCTTGATAGCCGTCTGGGATTTCTGTAAAGGGTTCGTTGTTATAGGTCCACATAGACCTATATAGTTATTCTTCGTATTCTTCTATTTCAGGTGGATACTTTTCGTTCCACACCTTATCAAATGCAGGATCGATATCCAAACATTCGTCTAAGTTCTTTGCTTCAAACTCCTCGAACACCTCTAACAATATCTCATATACGAGTTCCCTATCTTCATAGGATACATCACTGTTTTCTAGGCTCTCAATAATCTGTCCTAGAACCTGCGTACCTTGGGCCTTCATTCTTTGTCCTTCCTGAAATAAGACATATAGGCCTGGAACGAGTCAATCATCATCTTGTAACCGATATTGGACACTACCATAAAATTTCTGTACCACTCGTAGGAGGTACTCCTTGCCAGTATGTCTGGGTTCTGTTGTTTCTTTCGTTTATGCTTCTTGTGTAACAGTGTTTTATCATCAATCATAGTCTCAAAATATTGTATTCTATTTTCATTCGCTTCTTGACAGGAAAGCAAGTAAGGATCAGGTCCCATCACCTTTCTCGCTTTCCTCATTTTCTTTGCTATACGTCTAGCAACATGCAGTTGATCGAATAAGATTTCATCCAGTTCATTCATAAAATTTCCATAGTGAACAATGCACGAGTGTAAGTCTCCGGGTCATATGGAATCTTCTGTCTAGAAAAGACAACAAACCCCATGTCACCAGGTTTCATTACCTCACGCATGGACGTGCCTGTGGTCCATACATCATCGACCACAAGACGAATAGGATTCTTTGGATTAACATACTTCTGTAAAGCATTTGCAAGTTTGGTACCACCACGTGGAATGCCATAGACAGAACCAAACTCTGTCTTTTCGCTAATCATCTTAGCAAGACAATCCCAATCTTCGTCGGTGAGTGCATCACACTCAATCTTCCAATCGAGTTCATTGCCTGCATGTGAGGTAAACTTACCGAGTTGAAATAGGTTCATTGTGCTTCTTCCAGTTTCTTCTTCGCATCAAGAAATTCAATCACATTCTCATACTTGAGTTTTTCAGCATCCTCTTTAGGAAGAAGATCATATATGGGTGATTCCACAATCTGCTTTACAAGTTCTTCTCTTGACATATTGATAATGTCACCGAAGAAACGGTTAGCAACGTCTTTGCTAACATAGTTGAGGTCCATTCCTTTCCAAGTCTTTATCATGGTACAATCCTTATCGTTGTGTCTGAATCCTGCTTTACAATGCTATAAAGAGTAGCAGCATTGCTTGGAGAAAGGCGAACGCAGCCGTGAGAAGCGGGTCTACCCAAAGCACCAACATGAGGAGTAGCGTGAATTGCATA